CCAAAAGTGGGCAGACTGTGAAGACGTGGGTTTTCCGATCGCCGAATTGCCAGTCCCTGGCGGCCGATATGGCGCAGGTGACGATGCGATAAATAGCGTCCAATTCCCTCCAGCAGTTGTCGAGTTGATTTTGGAGTATCTTGACGGAGACCGCCGTGGTTGGCGGCACGTGACACCTTTTGGCGGGTTTTTGACCGCGCATGAGGTGGCACGAGAGTACTATCTGGAGTGTATTGAATTTGAAGACTTCAGTCAGTGGCTCACCATCGATAGCGAGAACGCCCTTGCGGTGACTGGTATGACTTTCGAGGAGTATCAGCGAGTTAACGCTTTCGATAAGAGTTGGTGGTGTTTTAACCAACCGGAATTCGCTAATTTCGGTTTAGAAACCTTGCGTGAAGAGATGGAGGCTCAGGTCGTGAGCCACCATGAAGGACTTGACACGCTCGGAATCTTTCGCACTGCTCCCAAGTGGAGCGAGGTTGAAGACATGCTTGCTCGTGTTGGTAGAGATAGGTTCCGAGCAGCACGGGACCGTTTCAGCTTCATCGACCGGCTTTTTCAGGACGTGTTTAATAGACGCGCTCTGATTTTCGCCTTGAAAGCTGATCTCTGCCTGCGTATTATACAAGGTGGAATTACGATGGCAGATGCACAGAATGTGAGCCACGAGTTTTCAAGTTTTTCCAGAGATGGTCTACGTAATGAATTTCTCGTGCGACTCCTTGAGCGGCAGCTGAAGTGGATACTGACCACGGTCGTAGTAATTAGTGAGGTAGTCGTAAAAGTTGTGTCCTGCGCGGCACTGCTTAAATCCGCTCTCATTGAGTCCATAGATTGGGAACTTGTTCTCAGTCTTGTGTTGTACGCAGCACTAATGGTGGCAGTAGGTAAATTGATAGTTATGGTCTTGACTCCAGTTTATCGTACGACCAAGTTGATCGGTACGAAGGTTACGCGGTTGGTGTGCGGGTTCACCCTTGCACCTACTGAGACCCCAGTGCCGGTGAATGATCAGATTTTGATCACCGATGCTAAAGATGGATCGGTAAGCATAGCTTTGGCCAAGCCACTCCCAATCAGAGTGGAAGAAATGGCCATGGCTGGCAGTGCGCTGTGCGCTAGTGCTTATCGACCCGTCGGAGCAATTATGGTGGTGTTTGAGAACTCCGAGCTTCGGCTCGTTGGGTGTTTCTTTCGCTATCGTAATTACATGGTGACGGCAAGGCACGTGGCAAACATGGTACATAGCGGAGTGTCGGAAGCCTACCTGGTGGGAGTTGAGAAAACCTCACGAGGGACGGTACTTCTTAAGACCTCTAAACCGTATCACGTGGACCGTGAATTGTTTGATCTCGACCAGAATGAGTTCACTTGTGAATCCCTAGACGTCTTCGCGCGGAAGTTGGGAACTTCAGCGTGGGGGGCCGTCGGGTTGCAGCAAGTCTCCACCAAGAAACCGAGCGCGCACAGACTGAATGTCAACAGTTGTGGGTTCGTTAACGGGGTGTTGCAGACGGGCTGTGGAACCACGATGAAAAGCAAAGGACAAGCACTTGAGCTAGGCCACACTGCTTCAACGCAGAGTGGTTTTTCTGGATCACCTGTATTCGGTGGTGGCAGCGTTGTTGGGATGCACGTGGCCGGTCAACCAGACCACAACGTCATGGTTCGCGTGGAAGCGATTGCTCATTTTCTGCCTCAAGAGGAAAGCAGAAACCCTGATGATGTAGAGTACGAAGAGAAGTACAAACATCAAGGGGAGCCTGAGGAATACTACCGTGAACACGGCGTTAGAGTGGGGGTTACTGCCAACGGTCGCGCGCGTTTTGTAAGTGAAGAAGAGTTAGCTAGAAA